TCACTCAGACACAGGAAAAACAACCGCTTTGGTTAAAGCCGCTGTTGACGCACAAAAGAAAGGTATTCTACCTGTATTCATTATTACAGAACAAAAATGGTCTTTTGAACACGCAAAACTTATGGGGTTTGAATGTGATGAAGTTGTTGACCCTGAAACAGGTGAAGTTGATTGGGATGGTTTTTACATCTTCAACAATGACTTTGATTACATTGAACAAATTACTGACTACATTAATAGTTTGTTAGATGCACAAGAAAAAGGTGAATTGGATTACAGTTTGTTGTTCTTGTGGGATTCTGTTGGTTCAGTTCCTTGTAAAATGACTTACGATGGTAAAGGTGGTAAACAACACAACGCATCGGTACTTGCTGATAAGATTGGTATGGGTATTAACCAACGTATTTCAGGTTCACGTAAATCGGATTCAAAATACGAAAACACATTGGTTATTGTTAATCAGCCTTGGGTTGAATTACCTGATAATCCATTTGGTCAACCAAAAATTAAGGCTAAAGGTGGTGAAGCAATTTGGTTGAACTCATCTTTGGTTTTCTTATTTGGAAATCAAAAAGGTGCAGGAACAAACAAGATTACCGCAACAAAAGACAAAAGAAGTGTTAAATTTGCAATCAGAACAAAAGTGTCCGTAATGAAAAACCACATCAATGGTTTGGGATATGAGGATGGAAAAATCATTGTAACCCCACACGGATTTTTGGCGGGTAAAGAAGCTTCAGAGGAAAAAGCATCCATTGAAAATTACAAAAAAGAATATGCTGACTATTGGAAAGATATTCTTGGTGTATCATCATTGGACTTTGAATTGAAAGAGGAAAAGGAACAAGAATAAATAATAAACAAGTGGTAAAAACTTTAATAGTTGACGGAGACAACTTATTCAAAATTGGGTTTCACGGGGTTAGAGATTTCTACCACGAAGGGAAACACATTGGGGGTATTTTCCACTTTGTTAATGTTCTTCGTAGATTCCTATCGGAATACAACTACGACAAGGTAATAGTTTTTTGGGACGGGAATAATAACTCGTCCCAAAGAAAATTACTGTTTTCTGAATATAAGGAAAACCGTCGTTTAACAATGAACGAAGAAAAGAAAGAATCTTATTATGGACAGAAAGAAAGATTGAAACAATATCTTGAAGAAATGTTCATTAGACAAATTGGTATTGACGACCACGAGTGCGATGACTTAGTTGCTTATTACACACAAATAAGTCAAGAAGAAAAAATAACAATCCTTTCTTCAGATAAGGACCTTACACAACTTATCACACCGAAAGTACACATGTACTTACCTATCACAAAACAATGGATTACGGACAAACACAAGGTTAAATTAGGTACAATAGAAGTTCCTATCTGTAATGTAAAATTAGTTAAGATTTTATTAGGTGATAAATCTGACAATATTGAAGGTATATATAACTTTGGTGAAAAGAAACTTATCAAATATTTTCCTGAGGTTCTTGAACAAGAACTTAATATTGACTATATTTGTACAAGAACACAGGAACTTTTAGAAGAAAATGATACAATCAAACCACTCAAAAATCTATTATCAGGTACAACCAAGTCAGGTACCTACGGAAAGGAATACTACGATATTCGTGAAAAAATCGTTAGTTTGTCAAACCCTTTAATGACCGAAGACGCTAAAAGACAAGTAGAACTTTATTACTCAGAAGATATGGACCCTGAAGGTAGGGGTTATAAAAATCTAATGAAAATGATGATTGAAGATGGATTCTTCAAGTACCTACCAAAACAAGATGATGCTTGGGTAGAGTTCCTTCAACCAATTATGAAATTAACAAGAAAAGAAAAAAAACGATACAATAACAACAATTAATTATGAAAGAAACACAAGATTTAACAAAAATGGAGTTTTTGATTAAACTCAACGACAACATCGTGGTTCAAAGATTTTTTAATGTTAAGGGTTACAATGAAACTGCTAAACACAGTATGGATTTGTATGATTACATTCAAAAAATTGACACGTATTTGAAAAATTATTTAACAGACAAAAGTTTGGACTACATGACTGAAAACGCCGAGATGATTATGAATGACCCATCTGTCATGGAAACGTCAAAAACTGACGGACCTGAATGGTTTCACATTTATGTTAAGATGGGTGAACAGACAATTTGTCATAGAGGGTTTGATGCCAAAGTGTACCCACCAAAGGCTAGATACACCGTAGACATACGACCAGAAATAAAAAACATTTTGAAGTCGTTAACTGACATTTTTTCAGGTGAAAATTTTTCTACACAATATATGAATTATCAACTCGCTTGATAGTATTTATCAACACAAGTCAAAATAAAAACAAGTATGTCAAGCGAGAAAAATTTCGGGTATTTAGGAAACACATTTCAAATTCAACTTATTAATCAACTTATTCTTAACAAAGATTTCGCACGTGCGATTGTTGATGTGTTGGATTCCAAATACTTTGATAATCAATACTTTAAAATTATCGTTCAGATGATTAAAGAGTATTATTCAAAGTACGAGGGTGTTCCTACATTTGAAACTTTGGACCAATTGACTCGTTCTGAAATTAGTTCTGATGGTGCAAGAAAAATAGTACTTGACACATTAACCCAAATTCGTGACGTAAGTTTTGAAGGACACCAATTCGTTATTGAAAAGGCACTTAAATTCTGTAAACAACAAGAGCTTCAAAAGGTTATGACCAAAGCTCAAAAGATTATTGACAAAGGTGATTTTGAAAGTTATGACCAATTAGAAGAGATGGTAAACAAAGCTCTTCAAGTTGGTGAGATTGAAGACGGTGAACATGACGTATTCACAAATTTGGACCAAGTGTTAGATGAGGATTATAGACACCCAATCCCAATGGGGATTCATGGTATTGACAATCTACTTAAAGGTGGATTGGCAAAAGGTGAATTGGGAGTAATCTTAGCACCAACAGGTGTTGGTAAAACAACAGTTTTAACTAAAATTTGTAACCACGCTTTTAATTTAGGTTACAACGTTCTTCAAATATTCTTTGAAGACAACCCAAAAATTATCCAAAGAAAACACTTCACACTTTGGACAGGAATTGCTCCTGATGAACTTTCATTCCACAAAGATGTTGTTATGGAAAAAGTTAAAGACATTAAAGAAAATACAACGAACAAGTTGGTTTTGAAAAAATATGCTTCTGACACCTTAACAATGAATCAAATTAAAAATCAAATTAGAAAGATGATTGCAGAAGGAACTAAAATTGATATGATTAGTTTGGATTATATTGATTGTGTGGTTCCTGACAAAAACTTAGGGGATGAATGGAAAAGTGAAGGTTCTGTGATGAGAGGATTTGAGGCAATGTGTCACGAATTGAACGTAGCTGGATGGACAGCAACTCAAGGAAACAGAAGTTCAATATCATCAGATGTTGTAACTACTGACCAAATGGGTGGTTCAATTAAAAAGGCACAAGTAGGACACGTTATCATATCAGTTGCAAAGAGTTTACAACAAAAAGAAATGAAACTCGCAACAATAGCTATTACCAAATCAAGAATTGGACGTGATGGTGTCGTGTTTGAAAATTGTAAGTTTGACAATGAACTCATGGAAATTGATACAGAAAGTTCAGTAACTTTCTTGGGTCTTGAAGAACAAAAAGAAGAACGAAATAGGAACAGAGTCAATGAATTATTGGCGAAAAGAAAACAACAAATTAATTAAAAATTTAAAGGAGAAAAATAAAAAAATGGACGCATCACAAAAGATATTGTCAGACCTCACGGTGTATATGAAATACGCTAAATTCCTACCTGATGTAAACAGGAGAGAAACGTGGGAAGAGTTAGTAACAAGAAACATGAACATGCATATCAAAAAGTACCCACAATTAGCAGGTGAGATTGTGGACGTGTACAAGTATGTTTATGATAAAAAAGTTTTACCATCAATGCGCTCAATGCAGTTTGGTGGTAAACCAATTGAAATTTCACCAAACAGAATCTACAACTGTGCTTATTTACCGATTGACCACTTGGACGCATTTGCGGAAAGTATGTTCCTATTGTTAGGTGGAACAGGTGTTGGTTATTCAGTACAAAAACATCACGTAGAAAAACTTCCTGAAATTAGAAAACCAAACCCAAATAGAACAAGAAGATTCTTGGTTGGTGATTCTATTGAAGGATGGGCAGACGCAATCAAAGTATTGATGAAGTCATACTTTGGTGAACATTTGTCAACACCTGATTTTGATTTTTCAGACGTTAGACCAAAAGGTGCACAACTTGTAACATCAGGTGGTAAAGCGCCAGGTCCTCAACCATTGAAAGATTGTCTTCATAAACTAAAAGGTATGTTGGATGCTAAAGAAGATGGTGAAAAATTAACACCTATTGAAGTTCACGATATGGTATGTCACATTGCTGACGCAGTTCTTGCTGGTGGTATTCGTAGAGCGGCTTTGATTTCATTGTTCTCAGCTGATGACCACGATATGATTTCATGTAAGTCAGGTTCTTGGTGGGAAACCAACCCACAAAGAGGTAGAGCTAACAATTCAGCAGCATTGGTTAGACACAAAATCACAAAAGAATTTTTCTTGGATTTGTGGAAACGTGTTGAAGCATCAGGAGCAGGTGAACCTGGTATCTACTTTACAAACGATAAAGATTGGGGAACTAATCCATGTTGTGAAATCGCTTTGAGACCAAACCAATTCTGTAACTTGTGTGAGGTAAATGTTTCTGACATTGAATCACAAGAAGATTTGAACAACCGTGTTAAAGCAGCGGCTTTCATCGGAACACTTCAAGCGGGTTACACTGATTTCCATTACTTGAGAGATGTGTGGAAACGTACAACTGAAAAAGAAGCGTTGATTGGGGTTTCAATGACGGGTATCGGTTCAGGTGTTGTATTAGGTTACAACATGAAAGAAGCTGCTAAACTTGTGAAAGAAGAAAACGCAAGAGTTGCTGATATGATTGGTATTAACAAATCGGCTCGTACAACTACTGTAAAACCAGCAGGTACAACATCTTTGACATTGGGAACATCTTCAGGTATTCACGCATGGCACAATAACTTTTATATTCGTAGAGTCCGTGTAGGTAAAAATGAAGCAATTTACCAATACTTAGCAATGTATCACCCTGAGTTAATTGAAGATGAGTATTTCCGTCCACATGACACTGCGGTTATTTCAGTTCCACAAAAAGCACCTGAAGGGGCAATTTTAAGAACTGAATCACCATTCCAATTGTTGGACCGTGTTAAGAAAATAACACAAGAGTGGGTTAGACCTGGTCACAGAACTGGTTCAAACAGTCATAACGTATCTGCAACAATCAGTTTGAAATCTGAAGATTGGGAATTGGCTGGTGAGTGGATGTGGGAAAATCGTGATTTTTATAACGGTTTATCTGTATTACCTTATGATGGTGGAAGTTATATTCAAGCACCATTTGAGGATTGTACCGAAGAAGAATACGAAAGATTATTCGCTAAATTACAATCAATTGACTTATCAAAAGTTGTTGAATTACAAGACAACACAGATTTGAGTGGTGAGTTGGCATGTGCTGGTGGAGCTTGTGAAATTAAATAATCAAAATAAAACAATTAATAATTCGGAAGGGAGAAGTCAAAAACTTCTCCCTTCTGATTTTTATATTGAAAACGGAATTTATGTTTTCACAAAAGAGTTTCAT